ATTCTGAAGATGCTAATGTTGTAGCTGTTGCAGTTGCAAAAGTATCATCGTCAAGGAAAGCTGTACCGGATACACCTGTATTGATTACAGGGCTTGTAAGTGTTTTATTTGTAAGAGTATCTGTTGTAGCTCTACCAACTAATGTATCTGTTGAAGTTGGTAAAGTTAATGTGCCAGTATTAGATATAGAACTAATAACTGGAGTTGTTAATGTTTTATTTGTTAAAGTCTGTGAGCCTGTTAAAGTTGTTACAGTACTATCAATTGCTAAAGTAACTGCATTACCTGTTGCAGAACTATCAAGACCTGTACCGCCTGTTACAGTTAAAGTTTCACTATCTAAATCAATTGCAATAGTTCCACTGTCTGTTGTAATGTCTAAGTCTTGTGCAGTCACCTGAGAGTCTACATAAGCTTTTACAGATTGTTGAGTTGGAACTAATGTAGCACTATCTGAAGACATATCATCTTCATCAGCAAAAGCTGTTACAGTTATGGTGCCATCGTTAAGACTACCAAAAGTTAAATCTGTTATAGTTGTTGCAGCTATTGTACCACCTTCAACCTTGTCACCACTGATTTGATTATCTGCAAGTGTTAAAGTTCCTGAAGATACATCTAAAGTTTTTCCAGTTCCAACTGTAATATCAGATGTAGCTATAGTTGAACCATCAATAGTTCCACCATTAATATCTGTTGTAGTTAGTACAGAACTTGCAAGTGTTACAACACCTGTAGAGTCTGCTATAGAACCTGCTGAAGTACCGTCTTTAGCTTTTAAATTTGTAACTTCAAGATTTGTAGAATCTACTGTAGTAGCATTAGTTGTTGTAGAATTTACAGTAGTAATGTTACCAGTTGTTGAAGTTAATGTAGTAACTGTTGTAGCAGCTATTGTACCACCTTCAACTTTATCACCTGATATTTGGTCATCTGCTAAAGTAATTGTACCTGATGAAACGTCTAAAGTTTTACCAGCTCCTACAGTTATATCTGAAGTTGCTATAGTAGCACCATCAATTGTACCACCGTTAATATCTGCTGTATCAGCTACAAGGCTATCTATGTTAGCTGTACCATCAATGTAAAGGTCTTGCCATTCTTTTGTAGCACTTCCTAAGTCATATGTACCATCAGTATTAGGAATAATATCTGAATCAATTTCAGCAGCTAAATTAATACTATCAGTATCTGCATCACCAAAGGTAAGATTACCTGAAATAGTAGCACTACCTGTAACGGTTAAATCTCCACCGATAGTTGCATTACCAGTAGTAGTAATAGTATCTGTATAAGTATCTTTAAATCTTAAACTTGTTGTACCTAAGTCAATGTCGCTATCTGTGACAGGAATAATAGCTCCATCTGCAATATATAATTGTTGTACAGGTGCTGAAGATACTTCTACATAAAATTCTATATAGTTATTTGTAGTATCTATTAATACTTTGTTGTTTGGAGATGTCTCACCTGCATCACCAATCAGACCTATTACTGGTCCTTCTGCAGCAGTACCGTCATGTTTATGACCTCCTGTGTTACTAAAAGCATTTAATAATTGGTTGTACTCATTGTTAAATAATGCAGCAGTGATTGTATCTCCGTCTGCAAATGTACTTTGTCTTGTATAACCTGCCATTGTTTTTATCTCCTACCTGATGGAATGTAATCTATGTATAGTCCGTTTATTGTATAAGGTGCGTTTGTATCGTTTGTTAATATTCTAAAGCTATTAGAGTAACCACTACCTTGTAATGCTAACCTAACTAAAGGCTGTTCAGATGCTCCAAACTTTGCTGTTCCAAACAAAGCTGTACCAAATATAGATGGAGCTGGTACACTGTCTAATAAATAATCTTCTGGTTGTGGTGTTTCATTACTGTCGTAATCAAACCTTACTCTAAGTGAAGGTTGTACTTCGTTTTCTGGACCTATAGAAAGTTTAACATAGTGTAAAGTTTTTAAAGTTCCAAAGTCACCATAATCATAGTCTGGTGTTTGATATCTTGCATCTATTGAAGAGCCATCAAAGTTATCACCTGAATTATGTACATGAACATAACCATCTGTATCACCATGGTAATATCTTTCAATACCATTAGTATCAAAACCGGAACCTATAGCTGTTACTTCTATTCCTTTTGTTTCAGACCATTCAAAACCATTTGGTCTTAATGTACCTATTATACCCCTTTGTGCAGAATTTGTCAAGCCTTCATTACTATAAAATAATCTATACTGTGATTTTTCTCTAAGTACAACACTATTTATAATATAGTTATTTACATTTTCTGCTAGTTCTGTTATAATAGGTTGTATAGCTTTACTAACTGTACCTAACTCAACGTCACCAATTCTTGCTGTACCAGCGACTGTTCTTAATCCATCTGGTGCTAAAAATATTAAGTCACCACCAATCTCTTGAATACTATAACCACTTAAACACCCTACGTTTTCTGCAACTGGTACAACTGCTGTATTTTGACTATCGTTTATATTTATAAGTTTATGTATGCTATTTTCACAAAATATAAATAAGTCTTGACGGAAACCTTTAACACCTACAATTTTATCTGATATAGTTACTGACCCTGCTCCAGTTCCACTAAAGTCTGAAGGGTCATTATAAATACTATAAAAAACTGTATTCTCATTATCTTCTACACCAGCAGCTATTAAGTGATGGTCATGTGAAGTTATAAACGTAGCATATTTAGTTCCTGTTACTGTTATCTCTTCTGTGAAATATGTTCTAGAACTTAAAGCTCCTGTGCCTTCCATTCTAAAACTAAAAGGTTTATTAGCTCCGTCAGCTATAACTACTGTACCATAATCTTGTGCAGCACCTTCAAACATTGCAAATTGTATTTGCCCTTGTCCAGTTCTTGTAGTAGCTGTACGTCCTGTAAAAGTTGTATAATCATCTCCACTACTGTGTGATAATTTATTTATTTGTAAATACGTAATACCATCTTGTGTGAAATAAATATCAGTACCTGCACAAACTATAACACCATCTGCATAAGGCATAGTACCTAATATATTTGTTACACCACCTGTAGGTTGAACTGCACTTCCTGCACCAAACTTACTAAAACCATTAATACGTCTATATCCACCTTCAATAGACACTTCAAAATTTTGTAAAACTGTAGCTACTCCGGGTGTACGTAACAAGTCTATAGAGTTAGCTGATGTTACTAATCCACCTGCACATGCTACGGTAAAAGGTTGTGAACGTGCCATATTTAAAAGTAAGTTCTATCGTCAGTCATATATTTTGGCGTAGGATTCATAAGATTAGATTTCATATGTTTCATTCCTTTCTTATAATCATCCAATGCAAAAGCAGCCTGTTGTGGGCTTTCTTTAAACTGCCAAATGTAATAACGACTTCTAGCTGTTATTATATTACTGTATTGCTCTGGTAAAACGATTGTATCGTCATAAGCCGATAAAGCAGTCGGTCTTACAAAAGCATAAAAGTGTACATTATAAACCTTGTCAGGTATTGGACTTAATCCAAATTTTCTACTATCTGGAGACTTAATAACAAACTGTGGTTCTCCATGATTTTGTGTATCTGCATCATCTGCATTTTCACTATCTCTATAGTATCTTTTCCAATCATCAAGTGTAAGGAATCTTAATCCTTTAGAAACATAAGGTGCTGTTTCTCCACTTACGTTAATTGTTGTGACATAAAAATCATCCCAATCTATTGATGCATAATCTGTAGTGATACTAGAACTACCAGACTTAAGTGTATACCATCTTGTTCCTGCTACTGTAGCTACTGTCACGTTCCCATAAAAAGGGTCTGTTTCTCCACTAGCTCCTGCAGAAAAGAAAGGTAATTGAGGTTCTTCGTTTGCAATATCAAATATAGCTTTATTTATACTATCTTTAACAAACTTTTGAATACCTGTAGCATTTGTAAAGTTTGCAGCAGTTAGTGGAACTTCGTTGAGTTCTCTTAATACTTCATTAGTTATGTCAAGATATGTAGTAGCCATTATTTTTTGTGAACCTTTTGAATTGAAAAGTTAGCTGTTAAACTTGCACCTTTATGTTTAACAAACTTACCTGAGTGTTTCATTAATTTATAACTACCATTTTTTTGTTTCATCCAATGGTAGCCCTTTGGTGCCTTAACTTTCATACTTAGTTAGCTGAAGCTTTAGGACATTCTCCATGACCATACATAGGTTGAGCTGAACCACCTTTAGCATATTGCATTCTACCACCACCCATTTTTTTATCTCTAGGTTTCATGTTATATCCACCCATCATCATTTCTTTTCTTTTTTCTTTTCCGTATTTCATTTTATCTCCTTATTAAAAAGTGGAGGAGTCCGAAGACTCCCCCGAATTGATATTAGTCAATTGCATAAAAAGCTGATACTAAGGCATCATCTCTAAGTACTTTCGCACCATAGACATGTAAACCTCTAACAATATCACCAAACGATGTTGGGTCTCTCAACACTTCTGTTGAAAGGATAGTGTTAGCAGTAGCAGTAGAACTCATATGTCCAGCCATAACTTTACCAGTAGCCGTTGTAGGCGTAGCGATATTGTTAGATTTGTACATATCAAATCCTCTTAGTTTTCCACTTGAAACTAAACCATTTCTGATTGAGCCTTGACCAGCGTTAAAGTCAACACTTAATAGCTTAGAACCAGATTGTGACAACTCTTCATAGAATGAAGGAGGTGCAACAAACCATCTACCTTCTTCAGGTACATTCTGGTCATCTAAAAGTCTTGCCATTCTTGCCATAAGGTCAATAGCATCTACACCAGTTCCGTCTGAACCTAATAGGTCGACAGAAGCTGTAGTTTCTGCAACACCACCAGTACCGGCAGCAGCATCTGCTCCGATGATATGGTCAGGTGATGAAGCTGATACACCAGCAAACATAGTTGCTAAAACAGCAGCATCATATGAATCTTTCAATGCATATGCAGCAGAGCTTGAAGCAACTTCTTTGAAGTTCACATGTGACATATTTGTTTCAATATCATCTACGATGAATTTGAAAGCTTTAGCACTGTCAACAACCAAAGTTATTTCTTGGTCAGTTAGTTTTGTGTCAGTAGTATCGCTACCTCTTGTGTAGTCTGATACTGAAATGACAGGTTCTTTGATAATCTTTACAGAGTCTCCATAAGCAGATATTTCACCAGCATAGTCGGTGTTAGTAATAGCTTCTACCACTGAGGCTTTTCTAAAGAAGTTTAAAACCTTTTTAGAGTAAACCGAAGGTAAAAAGAAACTATTAGTTTGTCCACTTACGGAGTTAGCAAAGTTAGCATCGGTATCAGTTGCGGGTTCAAAATATTGAGCCATGATACATTCTCCTTTAAGTTAATTATAGTTTATTTAATGATTCTGCCTTCTTGCATTGCATCTGATATTTCTTTTTCAAATTTATCAAATTCAGCAACACTCATTGCAGCAATCTCCTTTTCTGACCATACTTTCTGTTGAGTTGGTTCTATACTTTTTGTTTTAGTAGAAACCATATCTGCAGCAGATTTTCTGGTCGGTTTAGAAGATGACTTAGTCTTTGTAGGTTCAATACCAAAATCTTTTTTAAACAAATCTAAAGCACGTGAAGCTAGGTCAGCATCGTCAGCATTTGAGTATATCCAATCTTGAATAGACTTAGGCTGCTCTTTTGCCCAACCATGAAAGTCATCACTATTTCTGATATCTTCAAAATCAGGATGTCTTTCCATTAACCTTTTTTCTGCATCTTGTCGTACTAACTGATTCTCTCTTTCTTGAAGTTTACTAAGGCGTTCTTCTAGAACTTTTGCTTTAGTCTCACTTTGCATGTGAGCAACAGTTTCTACAACTTCATAAACATCAGGATATTGGTTTTTAAAATCTTCAAGTTCTTCTGCAGTTTTTGGAGCTTTATATTCGGTTCTATTTTTAGTAGCTTCCTCTATTAACTCTTGTTCTCTGCTTTTGAACTCATTAAGTTTACTATCGTAATGTTTTTTCAAATCATCGTATCTTTTTTTATAGTCTGGTCTTTTATAAGGTGTATCCTTAGTAGTTTCCAGTTCTTCAGTATTAACACTTCCTTCAGCTTCCACTTCAGTTATGTCATTACTTTTAAAGAGTTTATTCTTTTCAGAAGGCTCTTCAAAAAACATACTTTCTGATGATATAAAAGGTTTATCGTCTCCTTTGTGCCAATCTTTCTTTGCGTTATAAGGGTTTGGCGTTTCCTCTTTTTGGACTGTATTAGTCATTTTCTTTTCTCCTACTCGGGGCTTCGTTTAACAAGGTAGCTGCTTTGTCGACTGTGCAGGGCTTGTTCTTGTAAAGGTAGCCTTTTGGTTTTAATTTGATAAAGTGCCAAGTATCCTTGGGTGGCTTTATCGTTATGGTGTTTAGCTTCTGACGTAAGGCTGATATTTAATCATGTTTTCGTTTATAGCTTCTTGAGTTGGGTTTGGAGCCATGTCCATTCCTAACAATGCTTCAGCTTGAACATTTACATTATTATCTTCAGGTATTCCACCTTCAGCTAAACCTTGTCTTTCATCTGCAGCAGCTTCAGCTTCTTTCATCATAGACATTAAAGTGTCTTCTCCGATTTCTTCTACAGCTTTTGCAGTAAAGACAAATTCTCCATCAGATAACCTTGCGGGTATGCTGTCAGAGACTCCTGAACCCGGACCTTCAACAGGACCAGACCCAGCAAATTCTTGAGCAACGTCTATGACTTTATCAAATAGCATAGCTAGTTCCTCATCTTGTTCTAGTTTGGACATAAGCATATCTTCTTCATCTTCACTTAATGCTTCTTCCATTATAAATCTTGTATATCCATCTTCCATTTCACCATCAGGCTCCATTTCAGACTCCATAGGCGGTGTCATAACCATTAACATTTGGTCATCTATTTCTCCACCTTCAGCTTTTATTTGTCTTGTACCTAATAGTGGATTATTTTCTTCATCCATTTCTCTTCTAGCTTTAGATATTTCTTTTTTATAATATTCTTTATTAAATTCATCTAAACCTAAAGTTTTAGCTACTTTAACTTTATCTCTTATATATCCTTCTACAGCTTTATCTCTATCTTTAGTATTTTTTATATCTGCTGTATACATTTCTGCCATTCTTTTAGCAAATGTATCGTTAGAATTTATAAAGTCTTTATGTAAATCATAACCACCACCATCAGCGTAACCCATACGTTTTACAACTTCGGGTGCTTCTTTTCTAAGAGCTTCTATACCCGGACCACCGTCTTTCATTCCGTATCTTTTTTTATCGTCTTCTAACATTATACTTCTTCCTTCCTTAGTAGTGCTTCTTTAACCTGTTGGTCCAGTTGCTCCAACCGTACCAGAAAATTCACTTTCCCCTGCAACCGGTACATTTCCTGTTCCGATGTTGCCACCACCAGTGCCTGTAGCTCCAAGTTCTTGAGGTTGTTGAGGTATTCCTTCAGGTCCTCCCATTGTGGGCTGTTGACCAGTGGGTTGAGCTTCTTCGCCATTCGTTTGTCCAGCATTCTGCATTCCTATTATTTGTGCCATTATTGCAGCTTCTTCAGGGTCGTTGAGTATTTCATCAGGGTCTAAATCTAAGCTGTAGGCAAGTTCACTAACGAGTTTAGAAATCTTAACAAACGGAGCAATAGCAGGACTTTGTGCAGTTTGTAAGAACATTGTCAATCTTTGACTTCTTACTTCTTTCTGCATCAAGCTATTTGTTCCAGTAGCTTTAACTTCTAAATCACCTTTAACATCCAACTCGTCTTCTAAGAATTGCATGTTCCACTGGAAATAAGATTCTCCAAGTGGTTTTAATAAAAAGTCATCAAGGTTTTTGATAACTGTTTTAATATTTAAACTTGATGCTCCAAGTAACATGGACATGCCTGAAGCAGTCCTTGTCATACTTTGAACACCTGTCTGTCCGTGTGAATAACTAGGTATACCTGTTTGTTCGTCTGCAAGTTGTCTAAACTTATCAAACATCATTAAGTTTTCTTGCGATGTATTAGGAAATTTTAAACCGTGTATAGCTTGTCCCGGCATACCAGCTTGTCTTCTGAATATCTTACCCGGATATATTTCCATTGATTGTCCACCAACTAAAGCAGACTCATCTACATCAAATACAAGAGAACCAGACATTGCTAAGTTGTCTATAGCCATTCTTGCATGACCATTCATAATCTGTTGTGAATCATCCATATTCTCTGCTACACCAATACCAAAGAAGTTGTATGGGTTTCTTTCGTATGGGAAAGCGTTATATGGTATTCTATATGGAGTGAATGGATTTAATACAGCTCTAAGTAAATGAGTACCACATGTCCATATGTTTACTTGTACTTCATCTAGGTCATCAACACTGTCGGGTAAGTCAATGCCTACTTCTCTAGCGTATTCTGCATCCATCATTCCCCAGTATTCTAAGACTTCAAAACTATTGTGAACATCTTCATCAGTTCTAGCATCGTCTTTTAACTGGCTTTCAAAATCTTTTTCTACGTAATTAGCACCCATTTGAATAGCTTTACGTATTGCATCTTCATCAAAGTAAGGCATATTACGTAACTGCCTTAACTGACTTCTATTCATTTTATGTCTATGGATAATGTATTCACATTCATCCATGTTAGTTGCATTAGGGTCTGGGTAAAAATCCCAACAACTTACAAATTCTATTCTGGGTACTCTAACTTCTAATGGGTTATAAGTTCTATTACCTTCTTCATCTGTATCCCACTTGTGAAGTTTTTTATTTTAATTAAATGGTCCTTTTACAATCCCTGTACCAAGTAGAGCAGATTCTAAAAGAGCATTTCTTAATTCTGAGTTACCGTTTGATTCTTCAATCTGGTCATGGATTAATTTTTCCATTCTTCTTGCAGCTCTTTGTGCAGGAGATACTTCTATTGCCTGTGGGTCAGGACTTGTACCGTCTGTAAGAATACCAGCTTCTTCAGCTTGGTCTTCAAGACTATCTTCAAATATACCGTTGTAAAAACTAGCACCCGGTTTTAAAGTTCTACCATCACCTTCGTAACCAACATCATAAGGACTATCTATTCTGTTTCCAATATCATCTGGTACTTCACCTTCTGTAGTTTCTATACCCGGTGTAGGATTAGATGTATCAAGATGTGCGTAGTCTGTTTCGCCTTCAGGCATTTTAGTTTCTGATATACCAATAGGAAACTTACCTGTACCAAAAATAACATCTACAAGTTGTCCAAATGCTGCAAGTACTTTAGTCTTAGTAACCTTTACAAAGATTCTAGATTTTTCAGATTCTCTAAACTTAACATTCTTAGAATACAAACCTCTATAGTTTTCATAAGCCCGTAACCATCTACGTTCATCTGTTTCTCTAGATTGTTCAGCTTGTGCAAATCTACCTTTAATAATACCTATAAGGTTTCTTTGTTGGTCTTCTTCAAGAGTAAGTGTTACGCCAGACTCTCCTTCAACTTCTTCGTAGATTTCGTTAGCGTTTAAAAATGTATTATCGTTTTCTGCCATATACTCTAATAACCAAATGTTGAATCAACAGGTCTATACATTTCTCGTTTTAAACCTCTTATACGTTCTAATGGGCTTTCCATTCTTGGTCTACTCATTATCATATAACGTAATGCATCATATGCGTGGTCTGAAGCTTTTGTATCTACGTCTTCAGGATTAGTTTTAGATAATGGTATAGACTGTAGTTCTCTTATTAAGTTCGGACATGTATTAAATATCTGTAACTTAGGTCTACCATTCTCTCTAATCTTTAAATACTCGTGTACTTGTATTTTACCTTGTATTCTATTCTTATCAGCTCGTCTTAACTTATGACCAGCTCTAATTAAACTTTCTCCTACAGTTGGACCAGTCGTTCCTGTTCTTGCCCAAGCTGCAGTATCTAAAACCCCATTCACAGAAAAAGGGTCTTCTGTCTC